CGAGGTGGAGATCGCCGGCCAGGTCGCTGAGGTACGGGTGACGAACCTGGTGGTTGAGGAGCGGCAACGCTCTGCGGCGTTGGCGAAGATTCTGGTGGATATTGCCCGTATGCGTGGTGATGGTGTGAAGCAGCTCCCGGCCGGTGGGGGCAAGGGGAAGTCGGCGGTGTCTCCGATCGCGCGGATTCAGCAGCGGCGCAAAGCGTAGATCCGTATGCCCACGGCGACGCCGACGAAGCCGACCGCCCGGGTGCGGCGCGGCCGGTCGGTGTTGCCGGACGGGTTCCTGCCGTCGCCGTTCCCGAAGTTCGTGGGGTCGTGGCCGCGGCTGGCCGGCCGCCAGGAGCCGGAGGTCACCTCGTGGTTCCCGGGGGATGAGTCCGATGGTGATGCGGCCGCCGAGCTGGGTTTCGAGGCGGGCGCCCGGTGTATGCCGTGGCAGTGGTGGGCGCTGCGCAAGATCCTGTCGCGGCTGCCCTCGGGGTTGTGGACGCACCCGGACTGTGTGTGGACGACGACCCGCCAGTCCGGTAAGACGCAGGTCGTCATCCTGCGAATCTTGTTCGGGCTGTTCATCCTCGGCGAGACCATCATCTACAGCGCGCAGCGGTGGAAAACCTCGGAGGACGTGTTCGACCGGTGCGTGGGCATCATCCTGGCTAACGAGTGGATGGCCGAGCTGTTGGAGGCGCGGCCGGGCTGCCCGGACGGGCACTCGAAGGCGGGCAAGGTTGGCCAGATATTCCTGGCGAACGGAGGATCGCTGTTCGCCGGTTTGCGGTCGGGTGACCTGGGGCGCGGGTCGACGAAGATCGACCTGGTCATCTTCGATGAGTCGTACAAGCTGACCGAGGATCAGGCGGCGGCGATGACTGGCGCGCAGTTGGCGTCGGAGAATGCGCAGACGATTTACATCTCGACGCCGGCGATCCAGTCGGTGCACCCGTACTGCCAGCAGTTGGCGACGATGCGGTCGCTGGGGTTGAAGCGGGCGCCGGATGTGTTCTTCGCGGAGTGGCGGGCCCCGGACGGGATGGGCCGTGCGGATCCGGAGGCGTGGCGGTTGGCGTCGCCGTCGTTCGGTGTGATCCAGAAGGCCCGCGACGTGTCGCGCCAGTTCGCGAAGTCCCGCACCGATGCGGGTAAGGCGCTGTTCGACGCCGACTATCTGGGCATCGGCGACTACCCGGCCGATGACGATGAGCGTGAACCGGTGATCCCGGTCGAGGAGGTGTGGCGTCCGTTGACCGATCAGGATCCGGTGTTGGTGGGTCAGCGGGTGATCGCGATCTCGCGGGTGCAGAAGACTGCGCAGGATGTGGGGACCTGGTTCATTGCGGCGGGGTCGCGGACGGCGACGGGCCGGGTGCAGCTCGAGGTGGGTTTCGCCGAGACGGCGCACATCGGCCAGGTCGCCCTGTACGTGAATTTGCTTGTGGAGCGGTGGGATCCGGCGGTGGTGGTGGTCGAGGGGCACGATCCGGCCCGGGCGCTTGCCCCGTACCTGAAGTCCACCTTGGACCTTGACGTGCATGTGACTACGGCCCCCCAGTGGGCGGTGGCGTGTCGGGGGTTCATTGATTCGGCGTTCTCGGGTGATATTTCCCATTCGGATCAGCCGGTCTTGTCGGATGCGTTGGGTGAGGCGGCGCTGCGGAAACTGCCCCAGGGCGATCTGGTGTGGGATGGCCATGTGGGTTCGCCGGCGCCGTTGGTGGCGGTGACGTTGGCGCATTGGGCGGTGTTGGAGTTCGCCGGTGAGGATGGTCCGACGGCGCGGCCGGTGGGGGCTGCGGAGAATTTGGTGGCGACAAGTTCCGATTTCGACGTGATTGGTGCTGCATTCTGATTCCTGAGATGTGACGTAACGCCGCGCAGTGTGTGCTCGGCGTGCGGTTTCAGGATGGAGCGGTGTGACGAAACGGGTCGCGACGGCTGCGCCGGTCGGCGAGTCGGGCTACACCGCGTCCAGTAACGGATGGGTGTCGTGGGATCCGTTCGAGAAGGTTCCGGATTTGCAGTGGCCGGCGAATGTCGGCGTGTTCTCCGAGATGGACAACAACGACTCCCGGGTGTCGTCGCTGTTGGAGGCGATCAGCCTGCCGATCTTGGAGACGGGGTGGCGGGTCGAGCCGAACGGGGCGCCGTCCGACGTGGTCGAATTCGTGTCCCGGAATCTGAATTTGCCGGTGGTCGGGTTCGACGCGGTCGACGACCCGGGCCGGTCGCGGGGCCGCTTCTCGTGGTATCAGCATTTGCGGCTGGTCGCCTCCCCGACACCCCAGTACGGGCACTCCGTGTTCGAGCAGGTGTATCGGCGGGACGGCGACCGGCTGGTCCTGCGGAAACTTGGTGCGCGTCCGCAGTGGACGATTTCCCGGTTCAACGTTGCTCTGGATGGCGGGCTGGACTCCATTGAGCAGCTGGCTCCGGCGTCGTCGGGCAAGCTGCTGTACGGCATTGCGCCGCTGGAAATCAAGATCAACCGCCTTGTCGTCTACACGCGGAATCCGCGGCCGGGGTTCTGGCAGGGCCGGTCGATCCTTCGGTCGGCGTACAAGCATTGGCTGTTGAAGAACGAGCTGTTGCGCATCGAGGTGGAGGCGATCCGCCGAAACGGCATGGGTGTGCCGGTGGGCACGGCCCGGTCGTCTACCGACGCGCAGGAAGTCGCTGACATGCAGAAGATCGCGTCGTCGTTCCGCGGCTCCATGAACGCCGGCGTTGGTCTGGCGCAAGGGCAGTCGCTGGCACTGCTCGGTGTGCAGGGCAACCTGCCCGATATCCGGGCGGCGATCACCTACCACGACAAGTCCATCGCCCTGTCCGGGCTGGCGCACTACCTCAACCTGGACGGCGGCGGTTCGTTCGCGTTGGCCGCGGTTCAGGAACGCCCGTTCATCCAAGCCCTGAACGCCTCCGCGAAGGCCTATCAGGAGATCGGGCAACAGCACATCGTCGAGGACCTGGTCGACCTGAACTTCGGCACCGAGGTGCGTTGTCCCCGTCTGGTGTTCGACCCGATCGGCTCGCAGCAGGACGCGACCGCGGCCGCCCTGAAGATGCTGGTGGAGGCTGGGCTGTTGGCGCCGGATCTGCGGATCGAACGGTCACTGCGACAGCAGTTGGACCTGCCCGCGAAACCGGATGCCGACGACCCCGACGCCACCCCGCCGAAGGAGCTGGCCGCGCCAGAGCCCGCGCCCGCGCCCACCGACGTCACGCCTGCTCAGCCACCCGATGGCGATCCTGCAGGTGACGTTCCCCCGCCGGGCAGCCGATCGGACTACCCGACTCATCCGCCGAAACCAGCTCCGTTCAGATCCGGTAAGCAGGGGAGGTTGTTCTGATGGCCCAGCAGCGCGAGTGGTTCCGTGTGGTCCGCGCGGAAGCCAAGGCCGACAGCGGTTCTGCAACCACCACCAGGGCCACCATCCACATCAACGACGTGATCGGGGCGTCGTTCTTCTTCGGCGGTGTCGACGCCGCCGAACTGATCCGCGAGATCGACGCCCTCGAGGTGGATGCGATCGACGTGCGGATCAACTCCGAGGGCGGATCCGCCTACGACGGTTTGGCGATCGCCAACGCGATCATGCGCAACCAGGCGAACACGACGACCTATGTCGATGGGTTGGCGGCGTCGGCGGCGTCGCTGATCGCCCTGGCCGGTGACCGCGTCGTCATGAGCAAGTACGGGCAGATGATGCTGCACAACAGCCGCGGCGGCCTGATGGGCACCGCCGACGAACTGCGCGACTACGCGAAATTCTTGGACGGCCTCAACGCGTCTATGGCCGACTTCTACGCCGACAGGGCCGGCGGCGACGCCAGGGACTGGGCCAAGGCCATGGCCCGCGAAACCTGGTACCGCGCCGATGAGGCGTTGGCCGCCGGCCTGGTCACCGAACTCGACGAAACCACCCGCCGGGAGGACGTCGAGGCCGCTGTCGCCGCTGCCATGGCCCGGCCTGCGGCGCAGTTCCGATACGCCGGCCGTCAGGCCGCACCCGCGCCCACCGCGCGGGCCGACAGCACCGCGGTTTCCGCGGTGAACGATCGACAGAAGGAGGCCCCCGTGGCCGATAAGAAGACCCTGGCGGAGTCGCTCGGTCTGGGCGCCGACGCCACCGACGAGGATGTGCTGGCCGCGGCGCGTGAGGCGCTCGGCCTGACCGACGACGACAGCGACACTGACCCCGCTGATGGCGCTGCCGGATCCGACGGCGGCGAGATCGCCGGGGCTACCGGCGATGTGGTGGGCGCCGAGACGCGGGAGCTGGCCGCCGCGGTCGCCTCCGCGCAGAAGGCCGGCGGGGTGTTCCTCCCGGCCGAGCGGCTGGCCCGCCTCGAACAGCAGGCCGGGCAGGGTGCGACCGCGCTGGCCGCCCAGGTAGCGGCGGCGCACGCCGCGAAGCTCGACGCGGCGATCACGCAGGGCAAGATCCTGCCGACCGAGCGGGACAAGTACGCGGCGCTGATGACCGCGGACGAGGCCACCACCACCGCCCTGCTGGAGCAGATCCCGGCCGAGGCACGCGCCCCGATCAGCGAGCTGGGGCACTCCCTGGACCCGTCGCCGTCAGCGTCGGCGGATTTCACCACTGACCCGCGGTTCACGCACTACAACGGAGGTTTCTGAGATGCCCGGCATCACTGTCGTTTTCAAGCACGGCGAGCGGACGTTCACCCCGGCCGATAACGCGGTCATCACCGGCGGCCAGGTCGTCGAAGCCGTCTCGGGTGGCCGCATTCAGAAGGCCGGCGCCGGGTCCATCGTGACTCTCGGTGTCGCGCTCAATGATGCGATCGCCCCGGAGGATCTGGTGACCGACTCGACCACCGACGGCCAGGGCCGTCCGGTCGTGTCGGCGGCGGTGCTGCCGACCACGGTGACCGTGGTCAACGGCGGCAAGGATGTCCCGGTCACCTACGCGGCGAACGCCGCGTTCGGGCAGCGGCTCAAGGCCGCGGCGAACGGAACGGTCACCCCGGTGACCTCGACCACCGAGGACGCCCGCGCGGTGATCGGCTACTGCTCCGAACCCGCCGGGGTGACGGTGTCCACCAACGCTGTGGGCCTGGCCCACATCTTCTGACCATCAACGAGTAAGGGAGACAACAGACATGGCTACTACTCCGGTGGTGGTGAGCAGCGACGGGCCGCGGTTCACCGTGTCCGACCTGATCGGCAATCCGATGCTCATCCCGACCAAGCTCAAGGAGCTGATGACGAACATCTTCATCAGCTCTGCGCTGCTGCGCAACGCCGGCGGCAACGACAACGGTCTGGTGCGCTACACCGAGGGCGACCCGTCGTTCCTCGATACCGACGTGCAGGATGTCGCCGAGTTCGGTGAGATCCCGGTGGCGGCCGGGAGGATGGGTGTGCCGCGGATCGCGGTGGGCACCAAGCGTGCCCTGGGTGTGCGGATCTCGCGGGAGATGCGGGACCGCAACAAGGTAGACGCGGTCAATAAGCAGCTCCGCCAGCTGCGGAACACCTTCGAGCGGGCCGACGACAATGTCATCCGGTCGCTGCTGGGGTCGGCTGCGGTGCCGACGATGCCCGTCGACAACGCGTGGGATACCGCCGACGGTAACCCGCGGCTGGACCTGGCACTGGCCCGCAAGGAGATCACCCAGGCCGCACCCGCCGGCGGATCCGGTCAGGAGTGGTACGGGTTCCGCCCTGACACCCTGGTCATCAACGACGGCTTGCTGCCGGTGCTGCTGGACAACGAGAAGTTCCTGAAGGTCTACCAGGGCAACATCTCCGACCAGAACATCGCCTACACCGGGTCGCTTCCGTCGCGGGTGTTCGGCTGCGACGTCATCACCACGATGGCGTTCCCGGAGGACAAGATCCTCATGCTTGAGCGGGGCACGGTGGGCTTCTACTCCGATGAGCGGCCGCTGGAGTTCACCGGCTTGTACCCGGAGGGCGGCGGCCCGAACGGCGGCCCGAACGAGTCGTGGCGCTCGGATGCCTCTCACATCCGGGTGTACGGGCTGGACCAGCCGAAGGCCGCGCTGTGGCTGACGGGCATCGTGTCGTGAGCGGATACGTCCTGACCGCCTCGGTGTTTCACCGCACCGAGGACGGCAGGCGTGTCCGCTACCGGCGGGGCGACGAACTGGTCGGCCTGTCCGCGGCGGATGTGGCCCGGCTGACCGCGGCCGGGGCGATCGCCGCCAAGGGCTCGGAGGCGGGTAACGCCGCCGCCGAGGCCCCGGGCGACGAGCCCACCGCGGCGCCGGAGCTGCCCGAGCCGGGCCCCGATCAGGTGACGCAGATCGTCGCCGCCGGGAACACCAACCGGCCGGCCCGCCCGAAGGCGGCCCAGTCGGTGGAGGTGTGGCGTGAGTATGCGGTCGCGGCCGGGTTCTCCGAGGAGGAGGCCGAGGCCATGACGAAGAAGCAGATTCAGGACGCGACCCGGTAACACGAATGATCGAGACGACGCCGTTCCTCACCACCGACCAGTTTCAGGGCATGTTCGCCCGGACGCTGTCGGTGCGGGAGCGTGCGCTGACTGACATGCTGGTGCAGGCAGCCGCGAACTGGATCAGGGAGCGGCTGCCTGACCTGCCACTCGGGCACACCGAGGCCCGCCTGGTGACCTACGACGTGGTTGCGGCGGTGATGCGCCGGCCCGGCGAGTACGCCGGATTCTCGCAGGTCACCCGCACGACCGACGACCGCACGCTCGGGTGGACGTTGGAATCGGCCGGGGACATGCTCAGCTTCGAGGACCGGCATCTGCGGATGCTGGGACTGTCGGTGACCGCCGCCCCGCGAGCCATGGTGGACCCGGTGGATCCGCGCGTCTACTCCGGGCACTGGTGAGCGTCGTGGGCATTTTCGATCCCGGTCCGGACACCGTCACTCTGGTGCGCCGAACCCCAACCCCTGATAGCTTCGGCGCGCACGGGGTGCCCGCTATGACCGAGGTGCGCGTCGACAAGGCGGGATGTTCGTGGTCGGAGCATCCGGCCACCGAGGACATCGCGGGCGCCCAGGTGGCGGTCATCAAGGCCGTCGGGCACCTGCCGGTTGACGCCGACACCGAGGTCCTGGCCGCCACCGACGCCGTCGAGTTCCGCGGCCGCCTGTTCGAGTTGCAGGGCCCCGGCATTCGCCGCGACGACCTCGACGGCCACCCCGATCATGTTCGCGCTGAGGCGGTCTGGGCCGACGATGTGAGCCTCGGCGAGAGGGTCGTCATCATCCCGGCCGGCGGCCGCGACCTCGACGGCAACTACACCGCCTCCGGAACCCCGACCGTGGTGACAGCGCGGGCAGTGACCGCCGGGAACCAGACCCGCCGCTTCGGCGCCAGCGGCGCGGTCGTGGCCGCCGACTACACGGTGATCCTCGACCTCGACACCACCATCGCCGACGGGGACTGGCTCGAAGTGCGGGGCCGGACGTGCCGGGTGCTGGTCGGTGAGCAGCTGTCGCAGTGGCAGGCCCGCCAGCAGATCGTGGTCCTGGCGCGCAGCGTGCAGGCGGCCGGCTGATGGCCCGCCGCCGGCAGGGGTTCGTGCCGAACCGGGCCGCGATCGGACGAATCCTCAAGACAGATGCTGGTATTCAGGCCGCCCTCGACGGTATCGCCGCACCGCTGGCCGACAACGCGGGCGGCACCGTCGACGCGTACACCACCGACCGGGCGGTGCGGGCGGTCATGGTCGACGGGCAGGCCCAGGCCAAGGACGGGGCGCTGACCAAGGCGGCCGGGAGCCTCGGATTGGGGCTGTCGTGATCGTCAACGCCGACCCGACGCCGATGGTGTGCGCCGCGCTGCGCGGGTTCTTCGCGCAGTCCGCGAATACCGCCTTGTTCGGCGGTGAGGTGTGGGTGGCCGCCGAGGAACCGCCCACCGAACCGGCGTGGCAGTTGCTGTCCGATCCGCCGCTGGTCACCGTGCACGACGACGGCGGGCCCACGCAGTGGCCGGTGTTGCGGCGGCCCACGATCCGGGTCACCGCCCATGCCCGCGGCCTGCCGACCGCTAAGCGGGTCGCCGCCCGCGCTGAAGCGTTCCTGCGCGCGAACCTGCCGGCGGGGATCGCCGCGATCGCCCGAAACGGGGCGGGATTCGTGACCGCCCGCGACTCCGACACCGGCGCCGATCTGGCGTCGTTCACCGTCACCGCGACGGTGGCAACCACCGAAGAATAGGAGCACAGCAATGGCTGGAACCCCGACTAATGTGCAGTCGCGGCTATGGGCAGAGGCCGACGTCCTGCTCTACCTGGGCGGGCTCACCCTGCCCAGCGCGGACATCCCGACCGCGATCACTGACGCGTTCACGATCTCCACCAGCAAGTGGGGATTCCTTGGGCTGCTCGTCGGTGACTCCGGCATTGAGGAGAACCGGCAGTGGGACGAAAAGCGCATCCCCGCATGGGGTTACGGCATCGTCGCCGCCCCTGTGAAGGACTTCGTCCTCGAAACCAAAGTGTCAGCTTTGGAAGACAACGCGGTTATGCAGAAAATCCTGTGGAACGGGTCGTCGGACACTGAGATCGTGGTGCCGCAGCCCCTCTACGCGTTTTACGCGCTGGAGAAGCGCACTGCGGCGGGCAAGAAGGTTCGGGCGATCTCCAAGTCGCCGGGCAAGTTCTGGGTGCAGACCATCAAGGAGAACGAGGGCGACGCCCCGCCCCGCGAGGTCAACGTTCTGGCGTTCCCCGACTCAAGCAAGGCGCTGTACGCCGTGCAGAAGACCGCCTGATGGGCGGCATGACGCCGGTCCGCCTGACCAAGGATATGCCGGGTGGCTACCAGGACGGTCAGGTGCTGGTCTGTGATGAGGTGTCGGCGAAGGCGCTGATCGACCGCGGCGACGCCGAGGCCGTCGACAGCCAGACCGGTGCGGGTGAGTCGGCGGCCGCAGCGACGGCCCTGACACGCCAGTCGGGCAAGTCCCAGCTGGTGGAGTTCGCGGTCGCGTCGGGTTGGTCCCAGGAGCAGGCCGAAGCGTCGACGCGGGCGCAGATCGCGGACGCGTTCGGACTGGAATGAGCGACGCGGCCCGCCTCGAAGCGGCGGGTGCCGAGTCGGTGACGTTCGACTTTCGGGGCCGCGGTGTCACTGTCCCGCTTGATGTGGGGCGGTGGCCCGCGGCCCTGATCCGTACTCATCCGCTGGCTGCGGTTCTGGATCTGCTGGGCGGTCAGGCGGTGGCGGTGCTCGGTGTGCGGCCGGTGTTGGACGATGCGCGTGAGTTGTCGGATGCGATGGCCACGGCCGCCGGGGTGGACCGCCTGCCGGAAACCCCACAGGCGCCGGATCAGTGGTTCGGTGGTGTGCCGACGCTGTTGTGGCTGGTCGATGAGTTCGAGGCGGATGCGGCGTCGGATTTGCGCCGTTTTTGGGGTGTCAATTACGCCGACCGTTTCACCGGCAAACTGTCACTACGCGAGATATGGACATATCTGCGCCGACTCCCCGCTGAATCATCTATTGCGCGAGCATTGAATGGCGGCAAAGAGCAGTGGACGGAACTGACATTCGTCACCGCCGCCGTCTACCAGGCCCTCACCGGCAAGGTCTACCCCGGCCGGCCTTTGCGCCCCGAAGAGCTGGCCGCCGCCGTGGAAGCTATGCAGGCACAGGCCGATCGCGCCGCTACGTTGAGAAGTCGTGAGGCCCTGTACACGGCACCCGCGAACCCGGTTGCCGCGGCCATGCAGGAAGCCGAAGACAACCGGCGACGCGAACTAGGACTGGCCCATGGCAAAGCAGACAACCGCACCACAGGAATCGGCTGAAGAAACCGTCGACCCGAATACGGCGACCGTCACCCTCGAATTTCGTGGCGAACACTTCGACGTGCCGAAACGGCGCGGCCGCTGGCCCGTCGAAGCGATCCTGCAATTCGGGCGCGGCCAGGGCCTGCAAGCGATCCGGGCGCTGTTCCCCGACGACGACTGGGCCCGCCTGAAGCGGGTGTGCCCCACCGGCGACGACTTCGACACGTTCATCGACACCGCGATCGACGTCCTCACCACCGAATGCATCCTGTGAGCCGGTGACGCCGGGTGCCTAGCCACAACGATGCCGTCGGCACGTACTTCCTTCCGGTCATCCCGTCGATTGAGGGGATCGACGGCAGTGTCGATAAGGGCATGTCGAAGCTGCTCGGCAAGTTCGGCGATCTGGGCAAGAAGTCCGGTCAGCAGCTCGGGCGGGGTATCGGCGACGGCCTGAAATCGGCGCAGGCCGAAGTCGACAGGGCCGCCGCTTCGTATGAGAAGCTGCGCGACCGGGCGGCCGACGCCCTGGACAAGATCACCGTCGAGGAGAAGAAACTCGCGAAGGCCCGCGCGGGCGGCCGCGAGGACATGATCGCCGCGGCCGAGGCCCGGCTGGCGAAGTCCCGCCGCGACAGTGTGCGCGCCTCGAAGGAGGCCGAAGCCTCCCACTCGCACCTGATCGGTTTGCAGGGCAAGCTGGGCGGCGCCACCGACGATCTCGGCGGCAAGCTCGGCGCGCTCGGCGGGATCACGGCCCGCATCGCGCCGGCGATGGCTGCACTCGGCGCGGCCGCCGCCGGAGCCGCCGTCGCCGGGATCGCCGCGCTGGGGTCCGGCGCGGTCGTCGCGACCAAACAGCTGTACGACCTGGGCGCGCAGTGGGATGACATCTCGGACAGTCTGCGGATCAAGACCGGGGCGACTGGGGGCGCCCTCGACGGGCTTGAGGAGTCGGTGAAGCGGCTCGGCGCCACCGTTCCGGTATCGCTGGCCTCCCTGGGTGATGTGGTCGCCGAGACCAGCCGGGCCCTGAAGTTGACCGGCCCGGAGTTGGATGCGGTCGCCGGGACGATCGCGAACCTGGGCCGGATGACCGGCGAGGACGTCGACGTCCGCCAGCTGGGCAAGGCGTTCCGGGCGTTCGGGGTCGACGCCAAGGATCAGGTGGGCGCCCTCGACCAGCTGTATCAGGCCGGGCAGAAGACCGGTTTCGGGGTCAATGAGCTGCTGGCGAACATCGCTAAGGGCGGCCCGGCGCTGCGGCAACTCGGACTCGGTTTCGGTGAATCAGCCGCGCTGGCAACGCAGTTCGAAGATGCCGGGTTGGACGGCACCAAGATGATGGGCGCCCTCACCAAGGGTTTGGCGACCATGGCCGCGAATGGGCAGACCGGCGGGGCGTCGTTCCAGCAGCTGATCGGCAAGGTCCGAGACCTCGTCGCCGCCGGCAAAGAGGGCGTCGCCCTGGACATGACGAACAAGATGTTCGGGGCGAAGGCCGGGGCCCAGTTCTTCGAGGCCATCAAGACCGGCGCCCTCGACCTGGACGCTCTGACATCGTCGATGGCCCTGTCCGGGGACACCATCGCCTCAGCGGCCGAGGGCACCGCGGATTGGTCGGAGCGGTGGCAGCTGCTGAAGAACGAGGCGATCACCGCGCTCGAACCGCTCGGTTCGGTGGTGTTCGACTTCGTGAACCAGAAGTTGAAAGCGTTGTCGGACTGGGTGTCCACCCATCACAACGAGATCATCGACGCGTTCGTCGCGATCGGCCAGACCGTCATCAGCGTCGGCCAGTTCGCCCTGGAACAGCTCGGCGGCATGGTCAAGGGATTGGGTGAGATCTTGATCCCGATCGGTGACGTGGTCGGCTCGATCCGCAAGGCCGACGCGTGGCTGGCCGAGATGTCCGGCGACACCGATAAAGCCGCCCAGTACCGGGAGCAGTCCGAAGCAGCCTACGGGTGGGGCGAAAGCTTGCAGGCGGCTGGGGACAGGATGATCGAGTTCTCCAAGGGCGGCGACAGACTCAAGGAGGGCCTGGCCGACCTTGGGGAGCAGGCCAAGACCGCCGCCGCCGATACCACCGCGTTCGGGGACACCGCCCGCAGTGTCGGCGGCGATGCGCAGTCCGCGGTAGCGGGGGTCACCGGCCTGTACGACGCGATGAACCAGTCCCTCATCGGGGGCGGGGGTGGGTTCGTGGCGCAGTTCAACGACGCGCTGGGTAGTACTCCTGGCCTGATCGGTGGGGCGGCGGGCGCCCTTCCAGGTGGGGTCAGTGTTCCCGGGGGAGGCTTGTTCGGGGGCGCGGCCGGCG